AAATTGTCGAAGTGGAGTTCGCACTCCTGCCATGATAGGTGTGGGAATGTTGATTTTGTGTTTGGAGATTGCGTCATAATACTTTTTGACGTAAGAGATTCTCGTTTCTTTTGGATACTCTGCAAAAATAGTCAGAGCAATCATCATGTACATAAACTGGGGAGTCTCGTAAACCTTCCCCGTGCTTCTATCTTGCACCAGGTACTTGTCAACGACTTGACGTAGACCTGCATAAGTGAACAGATAGTCACGGTGATGATTAAGGTAATTACCACATTTGGTAAGTTCCTCTTCAGTATAGTTAGTAAAGATTGAAGCATCATAGACTCCAAGTTCTACACACTTAGTAATATGGTCAACGAAACCAGGATGATCCTGTACCTTACCATTTAGGGATTTTCTAACTGCAAAAAGCAAAAGCCTTGCAGCAACAAACTGATAGTTTGGATTTTCCAAATCAATCAAGTCAGATGCACTCTTAATCAAGATTTCTTGAATCTCAGCAGTTGTGATGCCATCATAAAATTGAATACCAGATTGCATTTCAACCTGAGAAGCAGAGACCCCTGCGAGGTCCTTACATGCTTCATCAACCATGAGATGAATCTTATTCAGGTCAAGGGACTCAACACGACCATTCCGTTTAATTACTTTTGTACCGTTACTCATACTTTCTTCCAAGTGTTAAATTTAAGTTTTGCTTCTAAACCAGAGAATATGTTCGATTCTACCACGGACTGTACGTTAAGTCCAGATAAAAACATATCATTAATATCCTTCTCTTGGATATCTTTTGGCCAAATTACTACCCTTGCACCGTTGTTGATTGTACGTTCGATTCTGGAGACAATCTCTCGATTGCGGGGTTCGTTATCATAAATCCAAACAGTATCGCCAGTAACCCACTTGCCAATATCACCGTCAGCTCCGCAAAGAGCAATCGAGTTGCGAATGAACGTGCTGTCGAAAGGTCCTTCAGTAACATAGATTCTATCTCCTTTTTTGATTCTATCGAGTCCGTAAATCTTCGGTGCATCCTCCTCCAACATTATAGTGATATATTTAATTTTTGATTTCTTCTGTAAACTTCGACCTTGAAACCCTATGATTTTTCCCTCGTTGATGAGTGGGATAATGATTCGTGGTTCGTCTTTGTCTACCTTATCGAAAGTATGTTTTTGAGTGTTTGTCCACTCCTTAAAGTTCTCACAAAAATACAAATCACGGAAATATTCTTCTGGAATTTTCCTGTCTTCTAGATATTTTCTTGCCAAGTGTTCTTTATTTAGTTGAGAGATTCTTGGAAGATTAAATGCCTTCTTGGCAAAACTCGGCTTGTCAATTTTAATCTCTGGGTTCTTTGTCTGACTTCCCCTTCCAGTCAGTCCATTCTTATATCTCTCCATAACATACTGGTCATAGAGAACAGTATCCATATCCTTAAGAAAGTTTGTAAATGTTCTAGAAACACCACAATTATGACACTTAAAGTTATGGTCGTTTTTTAATTTGTAAATATACCCTCGTGCTTTATTCTTCTGCTTCTGACTGTCTCCACAGTAGGGGCATCGAAAATTATAAAGACCTTCTTTCTTCTTGGCAAACTTAACTAACCGTGAAGATACCAGTCCAATGTACTTGGAATCAACGAAACTCATTCTACAGGAGGGTACTACTTACCTTCCTGTATGATAACCGTCTCAGGTGGGGGTGTCAAGACACCTCTGAAGATATCAGGTGCTTTCAGGACTGTCACAGCAGCAATAGCAATGCCAACTGCAATCCAACGGAACTTAGATAACTCTGATATTCTATTCTCTACTGATTCGATTCTGCTTAAAACTTGCTTATGCTCTTTTGTATTTGCTACCTTTACGTCCTCTAGCATACTAATGATTAGAGCATCATTTTTATCACTCTCATTCAACCTATTCTCATGCCTTTCTAGAATCACAGCAACCTTATTACTGTTCTCAGAAATAGTTGCTACTGCATTTTCGAGTTTGCCTAACATCTCCTTAGACAACTCTTCGTAGATACTTACTTTTGATTCTAAAACCGATAATCTACCGATTCCAAAAGGCATTTTTCTTCTCGATTACTTTTGCATCCAACGTTTTCTGGCACCAGGCATCTTACCTCTAGCAAGGATAGGAGGTTTCTTCTTCTTCCTTACAGGGGGATCATCACCTGCCTCAGCAGTACCAGCAATTTTACCTCCACCTACGTTATTGGTAGGAGCAGCCATTGCTATTTCTTCTCTTATGATTTTTAAAATGTCCTCTAATTTTTTCATTAAATTTTTTGAAGTTCGTCTAGACAAAATTTGTCTAGTTCAATACCATGAATGCTTGTTAATGGATAATCTGGCAACCTATCAAGATATACAATAAAAGTTTTTAGTGTACTCCAGAACTCTCTATCAATCTTATAGAATAGTAGAGGTGTGGCAGCATCACCAAAGACATTATACAAAACTATAAAATGATTAATCAAAAGGTGAGTTTTTAACTCACCTTTTTTCTTATATCTACGTAATAATCTTTTTATCCACTTAAACCGTTTTAAATCACAATAGAAATCATCTTGTGTAACATAGTGAGGATTTTCATAGTTTTTAATAGCAAATAAAAGATATGTATCTTCGTTCAATTCAGTAAATTTCATATACCATCAACTTATCATTCTGCGAATCTTGCGTCGTCTGCTGCGTCAGCTGTAATGCTGCTGCCTGCAACTAGCACTTCACTCTTGACTCTCAGTTTTCCGTGTGTATCAGTGTAGGTTGTAACACCAACCCATCCAGCATGTGCAACACCACCATATGCAGTGGTTTTTGCAACACCAATTTCTGTGGTATCAATACCGTAAATCTCATTACCAGTATAGTTGCTATCTTCAGGGAGATAGACTGGTTGCTCAGAAATATTATATGCAGTGCCTGCGTTAACAGTTCCCAACACACCAGCAGTAGATACTAGAGTAAGTTGAGTTGTTGAATCAACAGACTTAATAACACCACTACCATTTCCAGTACCAAGAGTGATTACCAAACCAGGTACAACACCATTTCCACTATTCCAAGTAGTACCATTACCAGTAACTACACCAGCAGCATCAACTGAAGTTACTGTTCCAGTTGAGTACACCGTATCTTTGTTTCCCCAAAGTGCCATGTTCTCTATTCCGTATGAGTCATTTACCTTTTTTTATTTATAATATTGTTTAGATACTAAAAGGGGGAGATCACTTCTCCCCCCTAAAGGTAGTTAGTATCAAGCTTCGTCTCTTGTCTTGATTGCTTCGGTGACAACTTCGAGAAGTTTGTCATCCATATCGGTCTTGGTTAACTTAACCGCTTTAGCAAGGATAACAAGACAGATCTCAACCAATTTCTCACCGAGTTCTTCATTCTCTGGAATTTGGTTAACTGCATCTCTGATTACCTTGGACGCTAGTGGGAGTAAAAATGCAAGCATGGGTTCATCCTCAAAAATAATTTCTCAACTATTTATCACCACTTGACCCGATTAGCCCAATAAGCTGCACTCATTTTACCTTTGGCAATATTCTTCGCATGTCTAGATTTAAATCTATTGCGACGAGAAGCATATTCCTTAGACTCACCTTTCTTTTTAGGTGAACCTTTTACACCCCTCTGACCAAAACGAATAATCTTTTCTTGTCCATTAGCACATGCCTTAACAACATGAGACTTTCCAGTGAGAGAGTTACCTACTGCTTGTGCTTTTGGTTTATTGCATTTCATTTTAGACTTATCTATGCCCTCAGAAATGTCATCACTACTGTCCATATAATCTGCAACTGTATCAATATAATCAGTTGCTTTGGTAATCTTAGACTGAACCCAAGCAGGAAGTTCTTGATGGTCGTTCCCTAACTTTTTACGAAGAGATTTAATTGCTCTCTCCATAGTATTAAGTTGGTTCCTTGCCATCTTGCCCTCATAATCCTTGGATTCCTCCATCGGATTAATAGTAACTTTATTCTTACCCTTCATGATGTCGATGACATCCTTTCTCTTTTTCTTTTTATCCTCTTTATTATCTACTTCTTGAAGAAACTCAACTTTTTCAATAAGGAGTTGCTCTTTATATGAAAACTCCTCAAGACCAAGAACCTTTCTCTTTGCCTTCTTAAAGTCAGTCTGACCACCTCTTTCCTTGGTTAGTTTTGCTCTCAAGGCAGGATTTGCTCTTGCTGACTGTCCGAGTTTACCATAGGACTTTCCACCTGCAACTTTTGCTGGACCATCACTTTTTGATGCTGGGGGAAGCATCTTTCTCTTATCAACAGCCATAGGTAATGCAGGTCTTTTTGGTGTTGGTTGGCCAACTCTAGAAGTTCCAATCGTACCTTTAGCAGTTCTAGTTGGACCACTCTCACCTGCACCAGGTAACATTCTTCTCTTCATGCTACCTGGAAGCATTGGTCTACTTCCTGCAGCAGGTTGTCCAACAGTTGGTTTCTTAGTTGGGTCAGGACTAGAGGCAGGAGGTAGTTGTCTACCAATTTTATTCTTCCTTCTTTCTGGTGGAAGAAGTCCCTTAACTTGGGTTCCACCAATTTGCTTCATTTCTGGTTTTGGTGGAGTGGGTGCTTGAAGTTTGCGTGGTCTTCCACCCTTACCCATTTCCTTTTTGTCTGGTCTCGATGCAGCATCCCTCTTGCCTTTAACAGTCTTAAGGGCACCACGGGCTCCTAAGAAAGCTGCCTTTGCTAGTTTGCCAACATCACCAGCAGCATTACTAAATGCTTTTTGAGATGCTGTAGCACCACCTTCGTCTGATGAAATTCTTTGTCCCTGTCCTAATGAAGAGAGTGCTCTCCTAGCACCCCTCTTATCTTCCTCTCCCTTATCTTTGCTTTTTTCTTTATTTCTCTGGTCTTCGTACTTCTTCTTTCTCAGTTCAAACTGCTGCTTTTGCAGTTGGAACCAAGGAGAATCTTCACCTTTACCTGCCTTCTCCTTCTTACCTTCCTTTGCAAGGTCATTAATAATCTTATTAGCAGCAGCTCTCTTCGCAGCAGCAGTTCTTTTTGCTTGTGCTCTTTCTCTTTTCTGTCTCTGGAATTTGGCGTAGTTGCTTTCAGCCATCTCAAATAGGTCTACTTTTTCCTTTTATTATTTATAGATTTCTTTTTCGGGTAAGTATTTGGTACGACACCATCAGTAAATCTATGCTTTGTCTCACCTGGAGTGAGTTGCTGAAGATACTCTCTATATTCATCCGTCCCAACCTCATGGACTTCCATAACATCTCTCAACCAACTCTTGAACATAATTCCATCTTCAGTTACACAAATCAGATAGTTAGCACCACGTCTCTTGATAATACCTCTGAGACCATTACTAAGACTTTCTACAATGGTTCCAACTTCAAACAGTCCATTATTCTTATAATTCCATCTCAATCCATCACGGTCAAGTTCTGGTGCAATCTTCCATGCTTCAGTAACTTCCGTTGCTTCCATGGATTTCTTCATGGTTGAGAATAGTTTTCTCTTTACAGCATCAGAGATTCCCATCGGAACCCCACCCTTAAAGTTCTCAAAGTCATCCATAGCAACTGCTGCTCTCATAAGTGCTGCTGAACCAGGAGACTCAACATCACTGTCTGGGTCTTTGACCCCTGCAGAAATTACTTCAATATTATTAAACTCATATCCTTGCCCTTCACCCTTATGAACAAGACTCTGGAATTCACCTAGTCTTTCTTGTCCTACGACTAATGTGATTGCAGTGTACCCATCATTATATGTTGACTGGAGGATATCAAAGATAGTTCTAGACTCTTCACTATCAACAACATAGTCAGCATACTTGGGGAACAACTGCTTCATATAATCAATTTTAGCAGTTGGATTGAGTGGGTTTGACTGTGGATCTGTTGCTCTACTTGGATAAATTCTAAACTCATATCCAAGTCTATTGGCCTGAGAGAATCCTGCTCTCAAAAGACCCTCATGATTCTTTGATGGGGGATTGAACTTACCAAGAACAACAACCAATCCATTCTCTGGTTCTTGCTCTGTCTGTTGTACTGCTGGTTTTGCTCTCTGTGGTTTCTGTCTTTTTACTTCCTCACCAGGTTTTCCGTCTACAGACTTAGTATCACCAGCACCAAAATACTTTAACTTTCCACCTACAGTTTTTGCTACAAAGTTACCCTTGGCATCGTACCAGTCTCCATGACCGTTGCCCTGGAGACCACGGTTCTTTGCTTCAGTAGATGCAAGGGTTTCTACTGCTTCTTGAAAAAAGTGAGCAAAACTCTTCATTAATATGATTACCTCTTATGTTTTATTTATTATTGTATTTTGCGGCAGCAATACCATTTAGAACTTCACTCAATGGCACTTCTAAAATCTCAGAATCAGATGTTTTACTTGCTCTTGATGTCTTCTGACCATTATCTAAGAAAACATTATTTCTCAATTTAGTAGGCAACTGCCTCTGCTGCCTAACTTGAACTCTTCTACCACTTTCACCCTTTATACCAGCTCCAAAAATTTGTAAAAACTTACGAGAATCTTTTATCGGGTTTCCACTTCTATCTGTGATATTAAGAAACTGGTCTGCTCTTCTCTTCCTAATCACAAGATATATCATACCAGAATCCTGTACCATTTCATCAACAGTTTTAAGAGTACAATCACTAAAAGTAATTGTTCTTTTTTTTACATCCTCATCTGGATTATTTGCAGTTCCACCAGTTATATAATGAGTGACAACCTCTCCAGTGTAAATTTGCTTACATTCAAATAATGCTCTTCTCATTCCTGCAGGAATGGGTATGTATAAGTTAGGAAGCATCAATCCCTTAGCTTTTTTCCATTGTCTTTCTATTGCCTGCTGTTGCACAGGAGTTAATGGTTGATTGGCAGGACTATTTCTAATTATTTTTAAAAGATAATCAATAGCATATTTAACAGCATCGTCAGTTTTCTTTTGATAAAATGCCGCAACACTACCAAGAACCTGATGCATCCATAAATTCATAACTTTATTTTCTTCTGTAAAACTTTTTAGTCCCTGTCCACAGAAGTTTCCTGGATTGTATTGCTTACATGAAATACTATATTGCCTTTGACTACTATCAATAGCAACAATATCCGCAGCAGACCTATCACCTTGAGGGTTTTCAAGGAAGTTAGTTATATCTTCAATCTGACCTCCAGCAGCTGGTCCAACTGAACCAAAACCCTGGTTAGAAAATACTATGTTGATTGGTTTTCCACCACACTTCTCTTGGAACTTCTTAACTTTTGCTAGAAGATTTACTTCTTGGGCTGACCTAGTTCCTGCCATGGAAATAAAAAAAATCCCTCTCTATTATTTAGAGAGGGATTTAATCATCTTCTTAGTCTAATATTAAATGAGATACTAATTCTATCCTTTTCCGTCTCATTAGTTTCAACACCATGGGGTAAGAAACCAGGGAATAAGACCAAAGTACCTTCAGGGAAGTACCAAGATGCTCTTGCCATTGGAGAATATAGTGGATTAGCATTATATTCTGGACCTGGAGCATTGAAAAAAATATTTCCACAATGCTTACTTTTAGAAGTAGGACGTTTATAATAGTAAACTCCCGCAATATCTGCATATCCATGATTATGGACATGTGCATAATCTCCAGGTTCAAACTTTGCAGCCCAAGAATCTACGATATCATAATTCTTTGCGAATTTTTTTAAAACTTTCCCATGCAACTTTGTATATTGCCCTACATGATATTCAATTTCTTGCTTAAATATCTTGAGATTTTTTTCTTCAATAAAGTTTTCTTTAAATGTTGGGTCTGACAAAAAATGAGTTTTACCCCATGAATCTTTCCTGCGCCAATCTACATCCTTCAGTGCTTCCTTCAGTTCTGCATCTACAGATTGATATCTCTCAATCTTACAGTAGTATATTTTACTGTAAAATAAATTTACTTGATTTTCTTTGAACCAACTTTGATTTTTATCTTGCTCTAGATTATTGATTATCATTTTCAATTGACCTCTCAATTTGTTCATCAAGAATACGAATTGCTTCTCTAATCTCTACAGTTCTTTGAGAAGGAAACTCGTAACTGTCTTGTGATGTAGACCGAAACAATGCTTCACGTACTGCTGCTGCTTGACGTAGTTCTAATTCTACATTAATCATCTTCAACCTCCTTTTGCTGATTTTCAAACTCCATCTCAATCTGCTTATCTAACTGTTGAGATATTCCTCTAATCTTTAGAATACCTTCATCAGTAAAGAAACCAGGATGGTCTTTTGTGTGCATGAAAAGAGTATGACGTAAAAGAACTGCATCATGCATACTCATCTCAAGATTAATCACAGGTCTCCCTCTTCACGATTCTCGGAATAGTATACATCAAATGCACCACCAGGATAACGTTTCTCAAGTTTCTTAACGTTACGGTCAATCACTTTGTCAAAGTCAACTTCAAGTGCCATACATGCCTGAGCAACATACCACATCAAATCACCAAGTTCGATAATCATGTGCTCTTTGTTTTCGGGACTGAACGGTTTGCCCTGGAAAATCATCTTCTTGATAATCTCAAGGAACTCACCACCCTCGGCATTGATACCAACACCAGCAGTCAGAAGACGTTCGATGTTTGCACCCTTCTCATCCAGTTCAACCATACGGTCTGCAAGACCAACAAAGTCTTTAGATGGGTCACTAGTGACTGCATCAACAAACTTTTCGTAACGCTTGAAATCAATTCGGGACATAATGCTGTGTTCTTTTTGTTTACTATACTGAATTATTAATTAAGTGTCAATCCTCTAGAATTTAAATCCAGAGAATTTACTTGTTTTGTCTTCTTCTGGATCATACTCTTCGTCCTGACCAGAATCAAGAATATCTTTCTGAGCACTTTGCTCTACATCATACAGACGCATCTTTGCTCTATCAATACCAACAACAAACCTTCTGTTCATTGCAAGGTCATTATACCTGTTCTTAAGTTGCTTCACCATAATCTGTCCAAGCGATTCAAGTTCCTCAGTGCCAATAAGGGCAAACATAAGATCAGCAGTAGCAGGGAGACCAAAGGACTCACTAGTGTCAGTAAGGTCAACATCACTGCTACTATAACCAGAACGAGTGGTCTGCGTGGCAGAAACGATAGGGACGTTTGCTTCAACAGCCAGTCCTCTAAGTTCTTCTGCAATGCTCTTAATATAGCTATATGAATTGATAGAACCACCCTGCTTATATCTGCTGGAAGCACATATATTAAGGTAATCAATGAAAATAATATCAGGTCTAAATGACTTCTTAAGTGCAAGTTCGTTAAGAAGTGCCCTAAAGTGTCCAGCATGTGCAGAAGCAGTAGGATATTCCTTAATAATCAAAGTCCCTTGACTTTTCTTACTAACACTATTTACTTTGCTCTCAAACATAATTTTAGGTAATGTTTGAATATCCTGAATATTCACATTGAGAAGGTTAGCATCTACCCTTTCTGCAATCCTTTCTTCGGCCATCTCCATAGTGATATACAGAACATTTTTGCCCTGTAAGAGAGTAGAAGCGGCACAATGACACATGAACAAAGACTTACCCACACCAGTACCCGCAAGAGCAACATTGAGAGTCTTGTTAGGAAGACCACCCTTTGTAATTTTGTTGAAGTATTCCAGATCGAAAGGAATTTTATCCTCACGTTCGTGGTAGAAGTCGTATCGTGCTTCGATGTCTTTGAAGTAGTCATGTCCGATGTTGTTATCGAATGACACTGCTAGGGCATCAGACAAGATGCTAGGGATAGCATCACGATTCTTTTTCTCATCATCCCCATCAGCAATCTTGATGGACTCCATGAGTGCAAGATATATAGCACGATCACGACACCACTTTTCTGTGGTGTCTTCCAACCACTGACTATCTGCTTCTACTTCATTGATATTAGTGACATACTCACAAATAGTTCGATAAGTCTCTTCACTGATGTCAGTACGATTCTCTGCCTCAATAAGCAGAACTTCTTTAGTAGCAAGTTTCTCATACTGAGTAATGAAATTAGTAATCTCCTCAAAGACTACCTTCTCATGGAGATTTTCAAAGTATTCACTTTTGATAAAAGGTAGAACCTTTCTGCAGTAGTCATTATTAAAAATCAGATTCCTAAGAATAGTAGTCTCGACGTTTTCCATTACCCTCCGTAAGAGAATTCTTTTTCTGCTGCTTTATCCAACTCAATCATTACTTCTTGAGTGAAATATTTTTCTGGGTTTTCCATAATGGTTTTCCCATACTGAGTTGTGCCATCTGGGCACTGATACCTTGTACCTTTCTTAGGAAAGATATCATACTTCTCTGCTAGGTCAAGAAGACCATAGTACTTATCCAATCCACGTTCATCATAGTATAGACGAACTTCGACTTGCTGATTTTCTTTACTCAAACGAGACTTTTGAGTCTTTGCTTTGATAATGTTACCAACGATGTCTGTACCATCTTTCTCTTTCTTTTTAGAAAGATAGATGATAGTAGATGCTGCATACTTGAGTCCACTACCTCCACCCATTTCTTTTGTAGGAACATAAGCACCCACAACATCATAGGTATGGTTGGTGACAATCATGGGAATCTTTGCCTGTCCCATCTTTAAGGTTAGCATACGGAATGCTCCTTTGACCAGTTGTGATTTGGTCATATCCCTGACCTGCTTCTCATTAAGAGCATCTGTGATTTCCTTCTCAGTAGAAAGCATTCCAAGAGAATCAAGAACAAACATGCAGGGTTTACGGTCTGCCTCAGGTGCCTTCAAATACATGTCAACTGCCTTGAGTGCTTTACTACGAAACTCTTCAATAGTTACGACGTTGACGACAACAACTCGTTCCAAATCAACACCCCTTGATTCAAGGAGAGACTTATTAACTGCGGCTTCAGTGTCAAAGTAAAGACAATAACCGTCAGGATTATTATCAAGGAAGTTTTTAACCACTGCGAGGGAGAAAAAAGTTTTTCCAGTACTAGACTCCCCAGCAATGGCAGTAATCTTATTCCCAGATACACCACCAAATAAAGACCCTGAAACAAGTCCGTTAAAAATGTACGAACCTGTGTCCACATAAGTTTCTGTTTCATCAATCGCAGATGCTAGTTGGGTGTATTCACCACCAATTTCTTTTACAATGTCTTTTAAAAAATCCATAATTACTCCTCATCGATAGCAATATTTCCAGATATAGATATTCTTTGATCATCCGTATTATAAAATGGATACACTTGATGCGTTAGAGATGAAGGAAAAATAAACATAGTTCCTTCAACTTCTGGATCCATCTTAACATCCATTCGTTCAATATCACCAAGAATATTAGTGTATAAAAACTCAAAATCAGAAGCACATGGATTGTTTGAGTTAGCAGAAATTGGAAGACTATACTGCTCTTTGTGTCTTGTCGGAATTTTCATCCAAATAACAAATGATAATATTCCAATATGATAATGAACTGGATTAAAGTCGTGCTTATTTTGAAAGTTTACCCAAAAAGATTCTAGTTTCAGTTTGTTATCTTTAACATGTTGTATTGCTCTGTGTCCATTATCTTGTATGTACTTATGAGCAGCATACTCTAAATGATTTTTAAAAAAATAATTACCCTTATCAACTAAAATCAAACTCTCATTGATATTACCAGCAAGAGTTTGTTTAAAAGAACGTGGATTTTCAGTTGCTTGCTTCACCCTATCCCAAAGATATCCTACAGCAGTAGGACCAAGTTCACACTTGTATAAATTCACATTGCTGGGAATTATTGTATACCATGTATCTTCCTCAAACGTCATAGCACAAAACCAAATTGTTCACGGGCAACTTTTTTATAGGCACCACCAGGATTATTTTCACGAATTTCCTTGATAGTCTTCAATTTCTGATACAAAGATGTATCTCCACCAAGACGCAAAGCACTTACAATAGTGTTCAATTCTTTATCGTTGATAGGGAGTTCCATTAGGAAAAAAATGATTCTAGGGTAACGGTTCGTTCGACTTTCCAACCAATTGCATCCAAAACGACCTTCATGGGATCAAGGAATGCCTTTGAGAATTGTAGGTCATAGTCGATATATTTGTCTAGTCCGAGTTCCACAGGGAAATCAGAGATGAAAGATATAACATTCTCACGAATAGGATTTGGAAGTTTCAAATAGCAGAACTTAATTTTCTCACCATTCTGAATAGAAGCATACTTCTTATCCAATCCCCTTTCTTTAATCATGTGATTATAAAGCAATGCACCTCTTACATGGATTGGTGTTCCCTTTCCGTAGATTGTTGCATGTGCTTTATGCTTCATGACATCAGATGCTGTCCTAGGAAAAGAAATTTCCTCAGGTCCATATTGATTAAATTGCTTTCTCGACTCTTCAATAAAATCAATCAACTCATCTTCTGTCTTAGTCATAGCAATTTTGAGTCCATCCTTAATCATCTTACGGCATGGAGCAGGAGTTGAAGACTTTACTGCTTCAATGCCCATGATTTTTAGTTTAGGTTCTTCGTATCGAACACCTTCACTATCCCATACATTAAGGATGTATCGTTTCTTTGCTGTCCAAATTCCACGGTTGGCAATGTTTTCCCGTTTCATCTGCATCTTTTGGTCGTATGCGTTCACATAGTCCGCCAGTTCTTGGTAAGAACTTTCAATATAAGGCTCAAGTTCCATTTTACAGATCTTGTCAAGGAAATTGACAACCTTTTCATTAGTTTTTTCTCTTCCCTTGTATACAATTTCGACCAAAGGACCCATGTTAAGGTAGATACTATCAGTATCAGAAGCAATAACATAATCGACATCACTTGTTTTCAACAATCTATTTAGATACTTATTCATTTTATTTTCAATCCAACGGATTGATACCTGACCAGAATAAGTAATTGCTTCTGCGTTTGCTAGTTTGTAATACCTGAAGTATTGATTACCAAT